CTCCACTGGACCGGTGGTCGCGCTGTTCCAGCCCACCATGTCCGAGAATCCCGTCGGAGCCAACTCGAGCTCGTCGTAGAAGTAGCTCAGGCTGGCGTAGTCGTGGTTGTACATCTCGGCATTGGTGGACAGCTCTGCTCGCTTGACCGCGTCATGCGTCGAGTTGAAATATCGCCCAGAGAACAGGTCATAGCAGAGTACTGTCTTGCCGTCGAGGATCACGATCTCCCGGTTCGGCGGATTCTGGTTGACTTTCTCCTGCGCGATCTCGTCCTGCACCTGCTGAGCCTTGGGTCCGGTCAACTTCTCCTCGACCTTGGATTTGTAGTCCTTGAGCCGATCCTCACTCAAGGAATATAGAGCCGCCACGGCAGCGACTCTCTGAGCGTTGAGACGGTTGGCCATGATGACCGAGGTGATCGTAGCCCCGCCGAGAAGGACCGGCGCAGCGAAATGCGGCCAGACGAGCTTGACTTTGTCAAAGGTGGTCATGTCCGGTTCGCGATCGTCGGGATCCTTCATCTCCGTAGCGATCCGACGATTGGTTTCCCGATCGATGGCTCGGGCTGCCTTGAACGAGGCCCGTGCTGTGAGAACAGCAGTTGCGGCAACTCCGACAGCTCCACCGGCGGTCAGAAGACCGGTGGCGTTGTCTGACGCCCACTTCTGGGCGCTATTGAGGATTGACAGGTTCATGCGTGCTTCACTCCTATCGCGGATTTGTTCCGCTTCATGGCCCGCTTCTCCGCCACCTCTCGAGACACGGCCGTCACGTGGACAGTCCGCGTCATCCCGTTGGCGTAGAGCAGGACTATTTGGTATAGCCGCCGAGCCTTCTGTTGACGCATATGGGCTCCTTGGTCGAACGAAAAAAAAGAGAAGGCGGCCACTGGTGTAGCTCGGACCTTATAGCTGTGACGCGGTTAGCCTTCGGTATTACTACCTCCGGTACCACAGCTACCTTCTCACTATGCCGCATGTTTTTCACGCGAGGTCTAGGTCCCCTCCTCGAGCTTGCGCTTGAGCAGAGTCAGATCCTGGACGATCTCCTCGAGCACGGCGACGAACTCGTCGCTGTTGGCCCTCCGGAAATGCCGGTCTCGCTTGAACTGCTTCTGGGCCTTGATAACCGCCTCGGTGGTGCCGTCGAGCAGATCCCACGAGAACGTCTTGGTACGGCGCACATCCTGCAGGTCGAAGAACGCCTTGCGCAGAAGGACTACTCGTTTGGTGATCATCGACTGAACTGCTCCCAGCACTTCTCCTTCTCGGTCTTCGACTTGTCGCTGAGTGGGCTGTACTTCTTGTCGACCGCGGCGTTGCAAGCGTTATACTTGTTCACTTCCTTTTCCGCCTGAGCACCCACCCCGGCAATGACAACCCCCACCAGTACGAGAAACAGAACGATCGCCGTGAAGCAAGCAGCGACCGTGATCAGGAACTTCTTCATTTCTACCTTCCTTGGTTTGTGAACTTTCCGATGATGATCTGACGAGCCGTGTCGCTGATCATGTAAAAACCGATGACGATGACGGCACCGGTGACAACGTTGCTGATGAGCTCGGACTCCAGCTCCTGACGATAGGCCTTCTCCTGCTCTCGATCGGCAGTGGTCTTGCCCTTCTCCTGCGGCTCGACCAGCGTCACCAAGAATGCCTTGTTCTTGAACAACTGCTCTCCTTAGATTGTGAAAGAAAAAATGAGAGGCTCAGACCGAGCGACGAACTGGTCTGAGAGCGGTTGCACTCAAGCAACTACATTCGCGTTACACTACTTCCTCTCACTAGAGCACATGTTTTTCACGCGAGGGAAAAGCGAAAGCCCCTTGCGGGGCTTCAGCTGATCTGACTCTTGCGATTCACGATGATGGCATAAGTACCATCAGCCTGAAGCTCGATCGTCTGACCCTTCAGGGCGGCCTTTGCCAGGTCGATCCTCAGGGACAGCTTCTCAATCTTGTGGGCGATGCTCTTCATGATGTCTCCTTAAATTGCTTGTTGTCTCATAAGGAGCCATGTTTTTCACGCGAGGAGGTGTTTGAGCCGATCAACTGTGGCACCCAGTTCTGAAGTCAACGGACTCAATCTAGCTGCTGTTGCCAAGTGCAGTTTGGCATTCATCTCGTCGCGTGCCAGATGATGCTCGTAAGCAATTTTGACGATGTCGTAAATCTTCTCCAGATCAGAGCGATGAACATCCATTAGATCCTCCTGTCGAATTGCACCATATGTTTCACGCGAGGTCACGTCCGCGCAAGCGGCCTGCGTGGTGATGGACGTCGTTACCGGCCGCACGACCTCGCAAAAGCGAAAGCCCCTTGCGGGGCTCGCGCCTAGTGCCTCATCTTGCGGTCTCGACGGACTCGACGGTTGACGTCTCGAGCGAACGCCGCGGAGCCCTTGTAGTTTCCGTAAGCCTCGACGATCTTGCTCGCTCCCACGAGCACTGCCGCCGCAGCTGCCAGGAAACCCACAGGGTTCTCCTCGAACGCGCGCTTGATTGCGTCTTGGTTGATCTCCATCTTTCCTCCTAGATTGTGGTTTCTATATAAGGGGATGTTTTCGGCGCGAAAAAACGCAGACCCCATGTGGGGCCTACGCTTTGAAATCTCTACGAAGCATTTCCTCGTTCTTCTTGATTTCACGGTCGAGCTTTCGGTCCCAGTATTGAATGTATACGTAACCTACCGCCATGATCGCTGCGTTCAGAGCAACGTACTGCACGGGGTGGTTGCGGATCCAGTTCCACTGGACCTCCTGTGACCTGCGATAAAGCTTGAACATGATGTCCTCCTTAGTTTTGTCTCTATAAGAAGGCATGTTTCCCACGCGAAAAAATGAGAATGCATGTAGCCAAAGCGAGAGACGCCATGTATATGACGCCTCCCACTCTGACTCTTCCCAGGCAGGGGGGAAGTTACTTGACTCTCGGGATGAAGCTCAGAGCTTTGCTCGTGATGATGTTGAGCTCCTCGTAACGAATGATCATCGCGATCCCGAGAATATGGACTGCCGACTGGATCAGGACATCCGGACTTGGCCGCCGCGGTTCTTTGCGCAGCTTCTCCAAGGCCGTCAGCCTCTCCAGCAGCTTTCCATACTCATCGGTGCTCGCGGAATGATGACTCATCTCGACGAGAACCTCATCTATCGCGAGGTCCAGCTTGGACTTCGGTTTTGGGTCTAGAAACATACATCCTCCTAGTTTATGGTCTCACTATACGGAATGTTTCAGCCGCGACCAACCACTAGGAGAACGGCCAAGATGGCCAAGACCCACAGGATGACGACAAATATGGCGAAGAGGGGCTTAGGGCCTTTCACTTAAGCTTCTTCACGGTAAATATGACCTCCGTCTTCTCATCGATCTCAGACGGATCCCCCTCGAGTTCCAGCGTGTACACCTTCTTTCCCTCGGCATTCTTGGCGATCACGATGGCTCCAGCCTTGATCCGGTCTTGCCGGACCTCATCGAGTCGCGTACGAGAATATACGGCGCCGCCAGTTATAAGACCGACGAGGATGCCGCTGAGAAAGCGGAGCTCGTCACTTGGGTTGAGAATGTCGATGGCTCCGATGGCCAGCAGCGTGGCAAAGAACGACGAGATCCCGGCCCACATGGCGAGTGCATTCTTGCTAAACATCTCCCTCTCCAGTTAGATAGCGATGTTCCAGCCCGCTCCGGTCAGGTCGAGCACGTCGTCGAACTTCAGGTAGAACTTGCGGGTCTCGTAGAATATGACCACATTGAGCCAGGCACTCCAGTTGCGGTTCGAGAACTGATCACCCGCCACCGACGTGTATCCGGCGGCGAAGTCGATCCGGTTGATCTCGCCCGGCTTCCACAAGGCCACCGAGGCCTGATTCGTCGGATCACCGGAGTACTCGGCACTCGGCTTGCACACCCAACCCTTGAGCACGGATTCCGCACCCGCAGGGTTGATTATCGCGGGCAACCCATCGCTGTCGTTGAGCAACTGAGAGGAAACGGTCGGGATGATCGTCGGAGTGGGCAGCGGCCACGCTGGAGAAGCGTCCACATGCGAGACAACGATGGTGGCGTGAACAGCTATCCAGTCTGGTGGAGTCCAGAAAGAAGGATCGGGCGATTGGAAGAAGGCCAGCACGTCGGCCACGTTGATGTAGCCGATCCCGGTATACAGGGAACTGCTCTCGTTCTCGAGGATGGTCTTCGGGTTCTGACCGGGAATATCCGGAGCCACGTACAGGCGGTTGCTCTGATCAAAGCCCATAAGCCCGTTGAACGGCTGCCCGTATGTAGGCCCGATCCACATCCGCCAACCGGTCGGCAGCGTGGGTGTGGTTGGTCCCTGATCAGTTTCCAACGTGGCGTTGGCGAAATATGGCGAGCCACTGGCCCAGACGTCAATGGGGAAGATTTTGCCATCCGCGGTTGTCGCAGCGGTATATCCCCGTCGATTGGCCGGTGCCAGGTCGAACTTGTCGATCTCGTACTCGGCCGGAATCCCCCGGAGCAGGAAGGGATCCAACTGCCCATCCCCGGCACCGTTGCGCAGGGCCTTGATCTTGCCGGAGAGATGCACTCTTGTACAGTGACGAGATATCTTGGCGTCGATGTTCTCGAAGTCTGAGCCAAGATAGGGTTCCAGGCTGATCTCCGAATATGTATCATCCGTGGGCGTCAGATCCCAAGAGATTTGGCCCAGCTCCAGCTCCAGACCCAGAGGATATGGGTAATTGGGCACTGTCGGAGACCCCAGACCGCCCCAGTGATAATCCGGCGGAGCCAGACCAACATAATCGGGTATGGGATCGGTCAAAGCCACCGTTCCATCAGTATGTACCGTGACCGAATATTGCATGGGCAACTGACGATCGCCCAGATCCGGTAGCTCCGTCGTCAGGATCCCCACCGTCACCGCGCTGGGTGAGGATGGCCTGATCGACGAAGGCAGCCCCGTCAACACTGTCTGATTCGCGGTCGGAGTGGCCAGAATCGAGCCTTGCAAATATACACGCCCCTTGTGGACGTAATAACCGACCAGCGCGGCCGAGTCAGGTTGCACCCATCCCGAGGCTATCTTGTCCATGAGCGAGGTCAGATTCACATCACCCGCGCAAGTCTCCCCACCGTCTCCCGTGGATGGCGGAATCGTCGGAGGCATACCGATCGTCGAGTCCGTGGGCGGAGAGGTTGGCGTTTCACCCGGATCCCAGTTCGGGCTGTTCGTCCATTCCTGGGTATAGCTGCTGGAAACGTAGGAATCCAGCGGATTGAACGTCGGATAATCCCGCTCACCGTACTGGTCTTGCGAGCGAATATACTCGGTCACCCGAGCTGTGCCGATGACCCCCGTCGGTCCCTTGAGCTCGACGACATCGCCGAGGTAGTAATCCCGGCCGAACGCGTATCCCGTTTTCCAGGACACTTCGCCATCGACGGACCTTGTCCGAATGGCCTTACGCAACGTGTCCCATGCCACCAGCCTGCGCAGGGTCTCGGCATCGGAATGAGGATGCAGGGACTTGTCACCCTCCACCTCGACCACTCGCCTATCCCATCCCGTGGGGATGATCGTCGTACCGGGAGTGTGGTAATGCGAGACCACGTTCTTGTAGACCGAATATGCGAGGTTCTTGTAGAGGGTGTCGGAGATGATCTCCTGTGCACTGAACAGCGTGTCCATGTCAGAGGAGAAGCGCACCAGGTCGTTGACATCCTGGTTGCTCGTGCGATCCTTGCCTCGGTAGGTGGCGAACTTCAGGACATGATCGCCCGTCGAGAAATTGGCCGACTCCAGATATAGCTTGATCCCGAGCTCCTCGTTGTTGGCGATCTGGGTGAGACCGTCATACAGCGGCCCGATGGGGAACGTCAGCTCCTTCGAGTCCCCTTCGGTGTCGATATGACCGAGCACAAGGCCGTCGATCTTGTCACGGGCCCAGTCCAGGTTGATCGTGTCGTACGGAGAGACGAAATCAGTGGGATCAACGAGAAGATCGTGCACCACATCGGAGAGGAACTGACCGGCCTTCTTGGTCTGAACCAGATCAGCGTATTTGGTGTCCCCGGATGCCGTCGGATCGTAACTCGGATTGGTGAACCAGGCCAGCCGGTTGTTGAGCCAGGCGATGATGGATGATCCCGTCACCGTCATGAGCTCGTCCTGGATCGTCTGAGTATCGACCCGCATGATCTCCTTGGTCCCGCGCAGACTCAAAAATGTTCCGGGCTTGAGCGCGTTGATCATGGACGGAGACGGCTCGACCACAAGCTGAATATCACCGGCCGCGGCATAGCGCTCGGTCCAGATCAGAGACGTGAAGACACCGACCTGCTCGTTTAGGAAGAAGTTCGACGTCAGGGTGTACAGTTCCACTAGAGTCCTCCATACCGAGTCTGATAGCCCAGGACCCAGGTCAATCCCGGACTGCCCGGAGTTCTCACCTTGAAGGTGTTATCGCCCGGACTGAGCTCGGGCCAGGTGGAGCTCTTGTCCATCTTGGACAGGATGTTGGTCGTTCCGCCACTGTTGATGGAGCGAACGTGCCGCGAGGCCGCCAGGGTGTTCAGTTCGAACGTCTTGCTGGCGTTGATGTCGACGCTGTGCACCGTGAGGTCTTGATGGAACGGACCGATGTCGTTCGTGACCTCGACATCGCCAGAATATGACGAGACCGCCGAGGACTTGCGGACCTGAAGGTTGAATCCGGTAGAGACCGTCCCGGAATATGACACAGTCGTCTCCGTGCCGGTATCCCCCGTGAGCTCGATGCCGTCGGCCTGGATGAAGTCTGGTTTGGGACAGAGGACCGAGATCTGCAATTCCGGATCCTCGGAGAATATGGCGGGCTCGAAGGACTCCACGATGGCGTTGATGAACACCAGGGGAAGCTCGTCGGAGTAGAACCGCAGCGTCACCCAGTTCTCGACCATGAAATATCGATACAGCAACTGCCGCAGGGACATCATGCTCTGATCCGCCCAGTTCGGATTCAGCCCCAGGGTGAGGACGATGTTGCGCTTGGGAGTGCTCGAGCCTTGCCAGAGCTCGCCTCGCCCGGTGGCGAACGGCGTGGAGCTCGTGTTGGCCTTGACCGGTCCCAGTCCTTCGATGTCCCGTATCTGCACCGGATCGGCATTCGGCATGAGCCCACCCAGCGGGAGTGCTGGCGCGCCGGGCAGGTAACTGCTCACTTCCATCCGTGTAACCACGCCCACTCCTTCCTCAATATGACTTTGTACAGAGTGGTACACCCCGCGGGAGTTTCCCCCCGCGAGGTCACCATGTCGTCTTTCGACCCGTCGATAGGGCTTATTGGGGGCTGCTAAATATCACCTCCTTAAGCATTCACCAGGCTCTTGAGCCTCGAGATCTGGTTGTGCGTCTGTCGATAGATCTCGATGTTCGACAGCGGATCTGGTGAGTTGTTAGTTTGGTTGAAGGTGACAACCGTCGATGGCCCCTGAGCCACCTTGGCCGCCTCCAGCGGCGTCTTGTGCACGGATATGGCCTTGGCATGCACAGTGGACGTCGTCGGAGTCAGCACCGGAGATGGCATGAGGTCGCCGATCTTGGAGGCGTGCTTCTGTACTTCAGAGAGGTCAAGTACAGGAGTGATGACCGGCTTGACATTCATCTTACCCTCGAGAGCCTTCGGGATCTTCCCGAACGAGCTCTTGGCGGTGTCCAGGACGTCCTTCGAGACCTTGTCCATGGACTTATTGGCACCCTTACCACCTTCTTCGAGACCCAGCATTAGACCGAGCATGATGTTTCGGCCGAGTCTGTAGGTGACCTTCGATGGCGAGAGTACCTCCCAGGGATGGGTCAGCAGATGGAGTCCTTGTCCGGCTATGCTCTTGATCTTGTCCAGGAAATGACCGGCCAGGCTTCCCAGCCCGTCAATCGCGCCTTGGATGATGGCCCAGGCCAGATTCCACCCGGCATCCCATAGTGGCTTGTTGTTTCGGCGGATCGTGTCGGCCAGACCGTTCAAGAGGTTTATAAGCGCGGTGTACAACCTACCCGCCAACCTCACGATGCCTCCGGACAGCGCGTCGATGAACTTCCCGGCGGCGTTGACACCGGCATTGATGATGCGCTGACTGGCGTTGCCTATCCCGATGAGGAATTGCGCGATGGCGTTGGCTCCGGCCTTTACGAGTCTGACGACACCGCGACCGATTCCCGTGAGGATGGAGGCGATGATGCCGAAGCCTGCCGAGACAACGTCCTTGGCGTTTCTCGCTATACCTTCGAGGAAGTTGACGATCACCTTCGCCCCGGCGCCCACTATCCCCGGAATATGACCGGCCATGCCGCTCAGGAAGCTGATTATCAGCTTGGCTCCCGCAGCAATCAACTTTGGCGCCCCTCTGGTCAGACCACCCACAAATCCTGTGACGACGTCCACAGCCTTATCGGTGATCTTCCCGATATTCTGTCCCAGACCTTCCAGCAGATGCAACATCAACCGGATACCGGCATCGATTATCGGTCCGGCATTCTCGTCCAGAACCGCAATTATCGCCGTGATGATCGCCCCGATCGCTTTCACAGCCTTGGGCAGGATCTTGGGAATGGCGTCCAGCAGATCTCCCAGTATCTTGATCAGGGCGTCGATGATCTTCGGGGCCAGATCGACCACCGACTGCAAGACCTGGACGATGCCCTTCATGAAGCTGATCACCATCGCCGGAAATACCGCGATGAACGCTCCTACGGCGGCAATCAGCCCCGCCAGAGCCTTGGTCGAGGTGTCGCTGAGCAGGGATATACCCTTGGCGAACAAATATACGGCTGCGCCCACGGCGGCAAAGCCGAGACCCAGAGCGGCAATACCGGCACCCAGGGCGATCAGCGGAGCCGCCGCCAAGGCGCCTACGACAGCCAGCGTGCCGATAGACAGGGCCAGAGCACCCAAGCCCTTGAGGATGACTCCCCAGGGCATCATGCCGAAGGCGAATAACGTCGGCGCCAGGACGGACAATGCCGCCGCTGCCGCCAGCAATGCCACCGAGCCGAGAACTGATCCCGACATGGCATCGAGACCCACCGCGAGGATGGCCAGTGCTCCGCCCAGGGCGGCAAGACCCTTGACCAGGGTTTCCACTTTCATTTTGCCCAGCAGACCTATGGCCAGAGCCATGGTGCTCATACCGGCAGCCACGAGAATCAACCCCGCACCGATGAGAGGTAGAGTTGGTGGCATGGCATCCATGGACAACCCGAGAACGACCAGAGCGGCCCCCATGGACAGGATTCCCTTGGTCATCGTCTCTATCCGCATGTGACCGAAGGCCAGAATTGCGCCGGAGAGAATTCCCAGCCCAACGCTGAGCGCGATCAGCCCCACCCCGATTATCGGAAGATTCGCGGGCATGGCCATGACCCCCAGGGAAATAGCTTCCAGAGCTCCACCGATGCCGATGAGGCCCTTTGCCAGCTTCTCCCACGACATGGTGGCAAACATCTTCGCCGCCACAGCCAGGATGTTCAGAGCTATGGCCAGAGGCATAAGTGCTGCCGCCGTGACCAGGACCTTGGGGCCGTCTATGAGCTGCGTAGCCGCGGCCACAGCGGTAAGAGAGCCACCTACACCGGCAAGTCCCTTGGCCAGGTCCTGCCAGGACATGGTGGCAAATATCTTCATCGCCCCGGCCAGGATCGTCACCGAAGTGGCCAGCAGGATCATCGAAGCCGCCACGAAGGGCATCTTGATGAATGCACCGCCGGAGCCCATGGCCTTGTTCAGGACGTAGACCACTCCTACCAGCTCACCCATGCCGATAGCCACCGCCGTCATGGCCGTAGACAACTTGGCCGGATTGATCAGCGAGAGCACGGCGATACCCGCTGCCAGGATCCCAATCGCCGCCGCAATGGCCAGCAATGTATGAGCCTGGATGTTCTTCTGCATCGCCTCCAGATTCCCGGTCAAGGCCTCGAACGTCTTTGAGAGGTTCTTGAGCACGGATCCACCGAAGTCGATGTTCACTCCGCCGCCCAGTGCCTTCTTGATGGCCAGGAATATCCCACCCAGCAAAGCGGTCTGGATCGCTGAGAAGACCTTGGAGTAGTCGGCGTGACTGATGGCGTTGGCAACGATGTCGCCGAAGTTGCCGACGATGTCGGCAATCTTGTCCAGCAGCGGAGATATGGCATTCTTGACGTCGCGAATAACGCCGGTGAACGCCTTCCACGCTGCCGTGGCGGCATGCACGATCCCGGCCAGAGGACCGAGAGTACGCCCAATATGACTTACTGAGCCGGAAAATGCGTCCGCGGCATTTTTGGTATCCGCGCCACCGAAGAGGTTGGCGATGGCCCGGCCCAAGTCCTTGATCAGCTTCAGCGGCTCTTTGATGAGATCGCCCAGACCCTTGAACAGGGTCCGGAACGCGTCACCCTTGGAGACGGCCTGGTCCAGATGGCGCAGGAAGTCGCCGATATTCCCTGTGAAGGCCAGAATTCCCCCGGATGCGGTTCCGGCCACGCCGGAGAGATGTCCTATGGCTCCGATCAGGTCCTTGAACACCGTCCAGCCGATGTGGATTAATGCGAACAATCCGTCGAATGTCCGCCGGAGGTTTTCCACCGTTCGGGCACTCGGCATGAGTTCCCGCATGAAGTCGCGGAACTTGACACTCAGATCGGCCAGGTTCTTACCCGTCGTGGGTGGGAATATGTCGCGGAAGGCGTCTTTGATCGGCTTGATGAACGCCTCCATGTCCTTCAGGGCCTGTTTGAGCCCCTCGATGAAGGCGATCCGCCCTCCGAACTTCGACCAGCTCTCCAGGAGCTTGTTGAGCTTGTAGATCGGGCCGGTGATGGCATTCTCAGCCGCCGTGTGAATGGAGCTGAAGAACTTGGTGGCCACGTTGATGTTGCCGAAGACGGTCTTGAATATGGTCGCCCAAGCTGTCGCCACTTCCTCTTTGAGGGCGTCCATGAGCTGCGAGAACGTCTTGATGTTCGTGGCCGCGTGCTGAGCCGTCTTGGCCTGATCCTGAATGGCCTTGATCTGGGCTTTGTTGAAGCCCTCCGAGGCCAGCTGGGCGTCCGTCATATCGCCCGTGAACTGCTGCAGAGTCTTGACCAGGACGTCGGAGGTCAACCAGGATGTCTTACCCGGCTGCGACTGGATCGATTCCCGGAAAGACTTTCCATTGATTGTGGCTCGACCTGTGGCCTTGTCAACTTCGACCGTTCCTTTTTTGATCGTGCCCAGGGCTTCTGCGGTACGCATGAGCGCCTTCTGGAATATGGCGCCACCCATACCGGCGTTGACCACCGAGTTCCAGTCCTGCAATCCCACCTTACCCGCGGCGATGGCCTGAGAAAGCTGATACATCGCCTGCGAGGCCTGTTCCGAGCTCGAGCCCGACATAGCGGCCAGGTTGGCAATGCCCTTGATGGAGTCCACGGCCGGACCCAGCTTGACACCGGCAGCCGTGAAGGTGCCGATGTTCCGGGTCATCTCCGAGAAGTTGTACACCGTCTGGTTGGCGTACTTGTTCAGGTTGTCCAGCGCGCCCTGAACCTTGGCCAGGCCCTGCGGGCCTTTCAAGCCGGTGTTGGCCAGGATCGTCTGAACGGCGTTGATCTGCGTCTCGTAGTTCTTGAACCCGGCGGTTATCGGATCCAGAGTAAACGCTTTGAGGACCGCTCCGGCTTTCTGTGCCGCTACGGCAGCGATGTTGCCCATGGCCACGCTGGCAGCGGTGCTCATGATGGAGAAACGGCTCCCGATACCTTCGATGGCCTTAGACAGTCCGGCAAAGCTGACCCGGTCTGAAGCCGCCTCGATATCGGTGAACGTCGTCCCCGCCGAGAGATGATTGAGCCTTGACTGCAGCTTATCCGCCGCCGTCATCGGATCGGTCAGGGTGACCTTGTCCGAGGCCTTCTCGATATCCGTGAACGTGGTCCCGGCGTTGGTCTTGAACAGCTTGGCTCGGAGCTTGTCCAGCGCCGACATGGGCCCTGAGAGGGTGACCTTGCTGGCTTGCGTCTCGATATTTGCCAGACCGTTCGTCTTGCCGATGTTGGCAATCGTTTGATCCAGCTTTTTCAGCGACCCCATGGTCGTCGCGATGTTGGCCTCGAACCTGGAGTTCTCGAAGCTCATAGCAACGACGCGTTCGTCGATGCTCGCCATTACTTGGTCACCTCCCTCCACATGTCGGCTGCTATCTGGTCAAATATGGGACGCAGGGCAGGATTGATGTAGTCCACTCCATGGACGTACACGCCTTCCTTGGTCCCGTGGCCGTATTGGATCAGGACGGCTACCGGGATATTGCCGGGCTGCACCACGTGGCTGTTGAGCCAGTGAATCGAGAAATATCCCGGCTTGCGCTCGATCTCGTAGTACCATCCCTCCGCCGTCTTGCCACTCTCCTCCGGTGTGGCCGCCTTGAGGACGGTAACTCCCAGAGCACCGTACTTCTCCACCACGGTCAAATATGACCCAGACTGCATCCGCCTGAGAAAGTCCTGCGTGAACTGCCAGGATCCACTGCTCTTCACCGTGATCATGTGAATATGTCCGACAACTCGGCCAGGCTGGGCATACTCGGATTCGTGGTATCCGATCCGTAGAGCTGGGTCTCCAGCGTAGCCAGCTTTGTGGCATCGACCTTGCGGGAATCGATCGAGGCATGAGCCGTCGGGCGCTTACCCGTCAGCGAGGAATCCGGGGTTGCCGTCAGGTCCCACTCGAACGTGATTGCCGTAGGCGGATCGGCGATCGTGTTGAAGGTGACGTCGCTCTCGGTGGCGGTGACGTTGTAGAGCAGATGAAGCTTGTATCCGAGATCATCGTTGATCTCACTGGCGATCCGCGTCCGGTAGGACAGATTGAACATCACGGCGTACTGATCGTGGACTTGGACCCCCGGAGCAATTTCCCGGTTTCCGAGCAGAGCATCCAGAATATCGGGATAGGTGAACGCCTGGAGCTTTCCCGAATACCCATCGGGTACGAGATGATCGAGATACTTGACCCCGTCCTGGTAGTAGGAGTTGACCGTCCTTGAGGTGGTCTCGGTCACGGAGACGAGTCCGTTCCACACCGCGGCCACATTCAGCACCGGGAAATACAAGACGCCACGCTCGACTCCCGTCTCGTAGACATGCTGGCCCGGCTGATCCCAGACAAGAGCCGTCACACGGCCTCCTTTCTATCCCGTAGTTCCCAGTTGTGCCCGTCTCTGGGCATTCAGTTCCCGGTTGTGCCGTGCCAACTCGGCTCGGCTCATCTTCTCCGGCTTGGACTGCTTGATGCTGCAAATACGGATCAGCGTGAACAGCCGATTCAGATGCCAGAGCTCACACTCGAATGGAATGTTGAACAGCGTCATCCAGTAGTAGACCACCTCGGCGGTGATGACCTCTCGGCTCTTCGGCTGACCAGGCTGCTCACGGAACCATGTCGCCGTCATCTTGGCGTCGATGTAGGACCGGATCTCGTCGATGTTCTCTAAGGAGAGTTGCTGGAAAATTTCCGCCGGAACTTTGTTGAGGGTCATGCACTGAATG